ATCCTCTAGCTGCAATTTTAAGACCTCTTTCGTCAGTCATTTTAGCAATGTCAATTAAAGACTGCTCTAATGATGTTTCGTTAAGGTCTGCTGATGTTCCCAACTCATTCGAGAATGATCCCGCTACTGTTGGGTGATCAGTAGCACATAGCTCTTTGCCGTCACCACCAGCAAAAGCAGCATTGAATGCATTGTTAAGAACGGCTGCGGCTTTCACTTGTTTAGTGTTTGCCATCGATCTTGCTAATGCTTTTGTATATCTAGACGCGAGTCTGTCATACAAGTTGTCTTCAATCGCTTCTTCTGTGATTGCGAATGCAAGTGCAATTGTTTCGTGATTATAACGAGAAGTGAAAGTTTCTTGTGCGTCATCGAATGATACACCAGATCCTTCAGCTTTGACTTGCGCGTTTCCGAATCCTGATAACATTACTTCTTCTTCAAAAGCTCTGTCTGAATTCTCAACATCGTAAATCTCTGCATGTTGATTCTCGTATCTTTTGTACTCCAGGCCAAATAAAGCATTTAAACCTGGCTCTAGTTCTTTGACTAGTTGTTGTCGTGATATGGCCATTGTTTATCCTCCTTATATGCCTGTTGCCAAAGATCCAACTGTGTACTGGTGTAAGTTAACTTTTACGATAACTGAACAGTTCGCAGCTGTTTGATCTTCGTTTTCTGGATCCTCAGCGATTCTAACAATTCTTAATTGCTTAGCAGTTAAAGCTGCTGTTGCAATACTGATTTGTACGCTTGATAATCCTGTTGATGTACTACCTGCAGCAGCAGTTGTTGCATAAGTTTGTCCAATTTTGGATTGTCTTAAAGCAACTGTACCACCTAGTGTAGCGTCTGTTGCAACGATGTATTCTTGAAAAGGGTCATCGTTGACAAATGCTTGCACGTCCTCACTATTCGCAGGTGTAGTTCCTGTTGGAAAGAAGTTACTAAAAGTTGGTTTCTTTGATGTTGCATCAGTATATGTTACACCATTTAAAGTTCCAACCATAGCAGTTCCAGCAGCAGCGGTAGTTAAATAACCACCAGTTGCAGCATGGAGGTTTACTTTCACAGGCTCACCTTGGAATATGTTAGCACCATGTCCAGCATCTATTTGGTATTTAGACTGACCTTGAATTGCAGGTGTGTTGCCTACTCTCATTGCCATTCTTAATCCAAACCCTTGACTGTTTTTATTAGCCATGTTGTTTATCTCCGTTTAATTTAATCGGCAATATTTAGAATTGTTAAAAGATTAACTTTTCTTTGTACCACCGAAGGTTACACGAGTCTGCCTTTCACTATTGATAGGCATACTTGGGTGCTGTTCCTTCATGAGATCGTTGTTCACGGCTTCGTCTTTTGCTTCAGTTTGTTGCCTGAAGTATGCTTCACGAGCTTTCGCGATCTCCTCTGGTATCCTTGCCAGCACAAGGCCGCCAACCCCTATGACTCCTGCATATTTGCCTTCTTTAACAGTTGGATAATCAGTTTCTGGATATTGGTCTGCTCTTACGAGTTCCCATCCTGATCTGACTTTACCTGACATGTTCTTAGTGTCGTCTTTTCCAAGAACTTCAGCTCTTATCCATCTGTGTCTATAACCGTTAGGCGCAGGTGGTGCATCAAGTGATGACGGGGGAGTCCAAGTTGCAGGACGTTTGTCCTTTGCTCTTGTTTGACTCGCGCGTGAAGTTTTAGTTTCGTTTTCCATGTTACGCTCCTTCCTTCGCGTTTAATTGTTTTGCGTACTCTTCGAGTGGCACTCCTAATCTTTTAGCAATTGCTACTTGTGATGGAGTGAGTTTCACAGTTTTTCGGCGTCCTGTACCGCTTGGACGTCTAGCTGAAGCTACTGTCTGAGCAGGTCTTGCTCTTTCAGCAGAGTCATCTAATCTATCAAACTTCTGTGGAAATTCAACCCTAATTCTTTTGTCTATTTCTTCATAATATTCATCAGACTTAGGATCATAACCTTCCACCTCGACTAGTTGTTTATGTAGATCAAAAGCAGTGTAAGTCATTGCTGAATCATTACCAAACCAAGCATTTTTAGAAGCCCATTGCTCAGCTTTAGGATCAGTTTGCACTGATTGTGTCCTTTGCGGAGTAACATTTACTTCTTTTTCTTGTTTTGGTTCTTCTTCTTTAATGGCTTTTAAAGACGATAGTCTAGCTGCATCTGCAGTTAGTGTAGCTATTTGCTCTTGTGCTTTTACTTGACCATCTACATCTGATGCTTCAATAGCTGTTTTTAAAGCTTGTCTTGCAGCATCCATATTAGTCTTAACTCTGTTTTCAAACTCATCAACATAAGACTTGTCAAGTTTAGAGAATCTACCTTGCAGTTCATCTCTTTCTTTTTTTGTGACTTGAGCGAAAGCAATAGCTTCTTCTTTTTGTCTTTCTGCCTCTCTCATTTTACGAGTAAGTTTAGCAATACGTTTTTGAACGCCTTCGCTATATTCTTTTAACTCGTCTTTTTTCTCTCCATCATCTAACTTACTTTCTCTTTCATTTTCATAAGATTTATCTGTCCCATGATCTTTTTGATACTCGTAAGTCCTTTTGTCTTCGGCTTCCTCAACCTCTACTTCTTTCTTCTCATTTTCTTTCGCTTGCTCATCAAGATTAATTTCGGTTGCTTCTTGATCTGCTTCACCGACATCAACCATGTTTTCTTTTTTTTCTTCTTCTGGCATAGTTCCTTCCTATGTTAAATATAATGAAGAACTGATTCAGGATCTTTTATTGTCCCTAACACTTCATCATCGTTTAGTAATCGCACCTCTCCACCTTCTATTGGCAAACGTGATCCTGCATATCTTGCAAAGATCACCCAATCTTTTTCTTTACACCAAGGACCTGTTGCAAACTTATCTTTATCTTGGTATGCTAATGGCCCCATTTTTAAAACATATCCACAATTTGTAGCTATTCTTGCTTTGTCTAAAGACTCTTGTGAATATATAATACCACCTTTAGTTTTTTCTTTTGGTGTAAAAGGTAATACTAAAAGTCTATATCCAGAGGGTGTTGGTAGTTCATCAATAACTGATTGAATACTTTCTGGATCTAATCTCTTAGATTCCTCTTTTTGATATTTATCTAATAATGCTGATTTATTTTTCGGTACTTCTTTGTTCGAGTTTAATAACGGTTCCTTGCTCATCTTTTTGCTCCTTTTCTTCTAGCAGGTTAGAGATCTCCTGTAAGATTAATTGATAGGCATGTGCCTGTCCTAACATATATTTATATTTTTCCATATTGTCAACACCCCCCGACATCATAGTTTCACTTATTGATTGTTGACTATTTTTTAAAATCCTTTGTATCTTTTGTACTATAACTAATGGATCTGTCATTTTCTTCCCCTCCTTATTGCTTCTTTACCTTTTTTAAATATAGATGCCACTTGTGATTTACCCATAACTTTTGCTCTTTGTTCTCCAACTGTTAAGATTTGGATTTTCCTTGCAAACGGTTTAGATATCTTTTTAACTTTTGCAACAGTCTTACGAGCATCAGCAGGAGTCGCAAACTTAATTCCAACAGTATCTTTAGGATTCTCATCTGTGTATAGTCTTCTACCAGATCCTTTTGGTTTTTTACCTGTTCCGACTTTTGGATCTGCCATAAGATTTCATCTCCTTTATATGTGTTTTAATTATTTTAGATTGTTTTTTGTGTAGCTTAGAAGCTTTATTTAAAGCCTTTGCCACCTTGTTTAGTTTCTTAACCATGCTCCTCCTTATAATTTAAAAGCTTGTAGTTCTTTTAGTTTTTCTTGAGCATCTACAATTTTTTGTAGAAGTTTATCTATTTCTTCTATGTGTTGAGGATGCTCTCCTATACCTACAGAATGATCTAAATAAATTTTTATAGTTGCATCTGCCTCTGATATTTGTGCTGTATATTTATCTTCTAATGCTTGCAGTATTGCTTGTCTTAACATTTCCACCTTCTTCTAGCCTGACGTAGTCTAGAATTAGGATCTTTTGCTGCTTTAGGAAATTTTTTCATTTGACCTGCACTTCTTGCGCAGAAAGACTTTCGTCTCTTAGCAGCTTTTGATCCAGGTTTTACTTTACCCGTCACGGCTGTTTTTAGTTTAGAGCCAGGATTCATTCTTCTGTATGCAGCAACGCCAGCTCTTGTCATTCCTGCTCCAGACTTCGTTGATCTGAAGTTTTTTTTATTTCTGGCAGGCATGTTATCTTGTTTTCTCAAACTAAACCTCCCATACCCATTTTTTTTCTTTTGGGTGCAAATGTTGCAGCTCTACTAGGTGTAGGGCCTGTATTCGCTTTTTGTTGTTTTCTTCTTACGGCACCCGCACGCTGCCCTTTGCTCATCGCTCTTGCTTTTGCAATAGGCACGCATTTTGGATATTTTTTTCTTTTTTCGCCACCACTTCTTCCACACTTCGGGTATGAACCATCTGGCCGCCTGTTTGCAATATCGACCCAGTTCTCTTGTACCCATGATCTTAAACCTTTTTTAGCCATTACGAATTCTTTCCGTAAGCTCTACCTTTTCCTTTTTTACAGATACCACCACCTTTATACATTTGTCTTGGGCTAGCAGTTCCACCCATAGCTTTTTTAGCTCTTTTCTTTCCTCCTGGTGTAACTTTACCTGAACAAACTGCAGAAGCATACATATTAGCATATGCTGATGGATACACTTTAAATTTTCGCTTCGCTGCGGCTTTACCTCTTGGACAAAGTTTTGCCATTATTTTTTTCTCGCTGTTTGTCTTGCTCTCGCAAAGTCAGATGCTTTTGGTGCACCTTTGGCACCTTTCTTTCGCATCTTACCGCCACGTTTACGTTTAGCGTGAATGTTTGCATATAGACCTGGACCTGCCATTACTTTTTTCCTCCACCAAATACTCGACCACCTTTTTTCATGTAGCCCATTTTGTTTCTAACTTCTTGTGGTAATCTTCTTAAACCTTTTCCTTTTTTGCCTGGTGGTGGTGGTTTTAAACCTGATCGTCCCTGTCTTCTTGGTTGTTCTTCTTGTGTTTTAACTTTACCACCTCTAGCAAATCTTTTTTTACCTTTTTTATTCATCTCAATTATTTTTTTAATACCAGGATAGTCTTTTGCTTTACCTATACCAATAGCTATCTTTTTAACTTTAATTGGTTTTTTCATATTTTTTCTCATGAGTTCTCCTTATTTTTTTAAATCTTTTCCTTTACTATAACCAGATTTTGTTACTTTTTCACCTGCTAATTTTTGAGTAGTTTTTCTTAATTTAGTTCTAGCAGGATCTATATCTTCTTCCATTTTTTGAAAGGATCTTTTCATTCTACCTTTTGCTTTATCTGCTTTTATATTTGCATCTCTCAATACTCTTTCTAATTTAGATTTAGCTGGTTTAAATTTAAATGGATTTACAGTTTGACCTGTAGTTTTTTGCTTACCAAAAAACTTTTTACCTGCAAACATAGCTAATTTTTTTAACATTATTTTTTACCGTTCCTAAATATTTGAGTTCCTTTTATACCATATATACTCGCCACGACAAGGATCCACAAATTAGTGAACCATGACGGCAGTGTTGAGAAATATTCGAAGAATAATTTTACTTTGTCCATAGCAGTTGGGTCTTCTGATATAACTGCCCAAGCAAGCACCACGATCGGCGCCGAGAGGACGAGCAAAACGAATTCGTCTTTCCAGTCCGATTGTCTAGCCTCTAGTAATTTACCTTGGTAAGCTTCCTCACCCTTGGCCATACGAGAAGCGTGCATGTGTTGTGCATCAGCCATGGCCATTTTAGTTTCTTGGCGTTTTTTGTAAATGTGCGTTGCAGCATTTAATCCAAGCTTTAGGGCACTAAACCACATAACTAGTCCTTTAGTTTTTTTGGCTTTTGAGTTTTAAAAAGAGTTCCATCTTTTCTTAAAGCTCTTTTTTGGGTAGCTAACATATCTCTATATCGTTGAGTACGACCAATTCTTGCGTATGTGTCAACGTCTTTGGGTCCTATTCCTTTGCCTCTTTTTTCAACTCTCTTGTTTAATTGATCAACAGCTTTCGGACCAGGAAACTTTTTAGATTTTTTAAAAAGTTTTTTAGCAATTGCACCCATTCCTTTGGTAATTAAAGTCATAATTTTGTTATCCTTATAATTAATATAGTTTAGCTTGTCTTTTTTTCTCTGCAAGCATTCCTTTTTGGCCTTTGACCTCAAAAGATTGTGTTTCTTGTGGGTTAGTCACTTCAATTTCTACACCACCAGTTTTAAAACCATCTTTGTTAAGAAATTTATCGTGATTAACTTCTACTTTGCTAGCGTTTTTCACTTTTTTCATTTTTTTCTCCGTTTTTTATTTATACCAGCCTCAGAAAGAGCAATTGCAATCGCTTGTTTACGATTTTTTACTTTTTTCTTCGAACTACCAATATTGAGAGTACCTTTTTTGTACTCTCGCATTACCTTCTTAACCTTTTTTTCACCTTTTGTCATCTGTTTTGGCATTTTGCTTCTATTAATCATCAGTTTGTATGACTGCTTTGTTAACTCCTGCCTTTGCAAGTGATACTCCAGCCCTTAATTGAGCTAAATCTTCGTTTTGTTCAAGTTTTTCTTCTTGATTTTCTTGGTTCATCATTGCTTTCATCTTGTCAAGGTTTAATCTTTGCTCTCCTTCGTTCTTTTTACGCTCATTTTCCATAGCACGAAGGTCAACTTCTCTTGATTTTAATTTAAGTAATGGATCACCATCCATTTGTGATGTAATTTTGTTTTCTTCTTTAGCAAATTCTTGTGTCATCTCTGCAACAAGCACTGCTTTTCTACCTTCTATCTTTTCAGTAATCATTTTTAGTTGTTGTTGAGCCATTGGATCTTGTGCTGCCATTTGTTGTAGTTGTTGTAACTGCATAAATTCTTCTTTGAACTCTAATTGTATTTGTTCTTGTGCCATAATAGATATGTGTTCAAGGATATTTTTTTGTACAGCACCCATAACCATTGGTGCATTCTTAACCATGTTTAGTTGCATAAAGTTTAAGTGTGCTTCTATGTGTGCTCTGTGATCTTGACCGGGAAAAGCTTTAAAAGGTTTCATACCTAAAGCTTGAATATGTTCCATACTTGGATCCATTGGCATTGGTTGTTGAGGCGCTGGTAGTATTGCATTTATATTTTTAACACCAACAGCTTCATACATAGATCTGTATGCTTGATATAAATTATGTATTTGTGGATTAGATGTAGCTAATTGTAATTGTGTTTGTGCTAAACTAATTCTTTGTGATTGTGAAAAGATGTTTGGATCTGCGATTGGTATTATATCTACTCTATCATCAAAGTCTGATAGTTTTACATTTCTTTGTCCACCTACAACATCATATGGATAAGTTGGTGGTAAATATGTTTTAAATACATCTGCTAATAATTTAAACTCTTGTTTTAATCCAACATATAATCTTTTGTGAATACCAGACATAACTCTAGACCCACGTTCTAATATTGCAATTGTGGTTCCAACTGCTGCTTGTTGATTCATATCACCAACTTGTGCATCAGCAATAGATGCAAATCTTTGACCTGCATTTACAACTATACCTAATAATGACAATAGAACAGGTGATGGTTCTTTGAATGGTAGATTCATAAATGAATCTCTAATATTACCACCAGGTGCATCTACATCTCTAAACTCACCAGGTTGTAATGGTTGTGCATCATCTCTAATTCTAATACCTCTAGTTTTAAAACCAGCAGGTAAATTAGATAATGTACCTGCATCTAGTAATTGTCTTAATGCAGATGTTGCAGTTCTTGTTAATCCACCAATCATGTGTATTAAACCAAAACCATAAAATCCTAAACCAGGTAAAAATTTAAAATGTACAAAAAAATTCTTTTTAGTTTTCTTGGGATCAGTTGCTTCATAGTTTCTTCTGATAGATAAAACTTGTCTTGATCCTTCTTCTACAGTTACAACGTATGGAAGTTTGATACCTGTTGGTTCACCTCCCATCATATCTTCAAAACCTTCTAAATCTAAATTAACATGACACTCTAACAAAGTATAAATGTCATCTTGTTTATTTTGTCTAATACCTTCTATCTCTTGTTCTTTTTTTGCAATCTCATCGGTGGACATTGCAGGTTGAGCAAGATCTATATCTTTGTAAAAACCACCTACTTGTTGTTTTCGTAAATCATTCTCTGACATTTTAATTACATGAACAACTGCTTCTGCATCATCTAAACTTGTAGCTGAGTAGGGTACTACCAAATCGTCGGCAGGTATGAATTTAGAAACCGCCCTACCCAATAGATCGTCATAGTAGACTTTCTTAAAAGTTGACCCGCTAAGAGGGAGATAGAATAGCATCTGATCAAACTCTGGTTCGTATTCTTTCATCTGGTCCATGATTTGGTAATTCATAAAATCTTTTACTCTGTTTGCTTGATCTTGTTTCATAGGTGTTTGCAAACCTAATATCTGAGTTCTTACAGGACCATCTGCTGGTAATAATTCTTTGTATGCTTGTGCTTGAAACTGTGTTGCTGCTTCTGCTAGAACAGGATGGTTAACACCACTTGCACCTTTAAAAGGTTCTGTTCTTCTTTCATATTTAAAACCTAAAAGATCTAAACCATTTCTGTATGTATCTTCCCAATCTTTTCGAGAAGATCTATAATCCATATAATCATTTACTAATTTAGAACCAAGAGGATCTAAAACATCATCATCTAATAATTCTGCTAAGTTTTGAAAATGAGATTGTGATTCTACTTGTTGTGGTTGTGGATCAAAAGATATTTCTGCTCCACCATCTTCTGTTTGAATTATTTCTGGCTCACCTTCTTTTGGTGTAGCTTGATCTTCTATTGATGCTTCAGCATCATTTACATCTTCTAATTTAATATCTTCTGGTTGGTTAGGTAATGATTTATCTATTTCTGCCATTTGACTATCCTATTTTCTTTTAAATAAACTTTCAACTCCCGATGACATAGGACCCCTCTCTGGCGGTATTGTATCAGTTAAATCAGTTTTTACAACCCCACCATTCTTGAAAAACAGGCTCATTATACCTGGTAGTTCTTCAAGCATCATATATAAACCTTGATATAAAGCCGAGTCTCTTTTGGCTTTATCTAATTTCTCTCCTTC